AATATGCGTAAACAAAGAACAGTAGATTATTTTAATAATAAGTATAATTTATCATTAAATGATTTTGATGTAGCAGATGCATTTGGAATAGCACATTATTCAAATGAGGTATTAACTAAAAGATGAAATTATATCAAAGTAAAGACTGGCTGTACCGAAGGTATGTGGTTCAAAAAAAAACAGTTACTGAAATTTCTATAGAGTGTGGTGTTTCTGCCATGACAATACAAAGGTACCTAGATCAGTTTGGATTAATTAAAAAAAGATGAATATTGCATATAAACTTTTTCATTTACCAAAAGACCACGACAGGAATAAACTTGTAGAAAATGTTCATTCTAATCTTCTTAAAGATATAAAAATATTAGATACGGATACTATTAAAATATCATCATATTATGAGTATATTAATTTTATAAATAAATATCCAGACTTTAATATAGACATAAATGGTTATAATTTAGATAATAAACAAGGTTGGCGATATGGAGAAGTTGGTATATGGGCCAGCAATTGGTTAGCTTGGAAAAATTTTATAGAGTCTGAGTATGATTATTTAATATTAATGGAAGACGATATAGTATTATATAAAAACTTTTTAGATAACATTAAGAAGCATATTGCAGAATTACCAGATCAATTTGATGCTTTTCATGCATTCTGCCCCGAAAGCGAAGATTATAAATATAGTGTAGGTCTAGATATTTCAGAAAATATTTGTTTGTCATATCAGGACTGGTCGTGTGCATGTTATGTAATTAATAAGGCTGGTGCTAAAAAAATGATAGAGTTGTCATCTAAAGGCATTAGTCTTCCATTAGATTGGTTTATGTTTAGACAAAAACATTTTTTAAATATATATACAGTAAAACCAGCAATAGAAGAAATATGTACAATTATAGACATACAGTCTACATTTCAAACAAAAGAAGATAGGAAAATATTAAATGGGATTCTCTGATCCAACCAATAAGCCATGGACACAAGAAAAAATAGTTGAATTAAAACCCATAACGGTTCTTGATGTAGGAGCTGGTCAGGGAGTATATCTTGATTTAATTAGGCAGGGCCTTGGCGCTGGCGTTATAGTAAATGCAGTAGAGGTGTGGCAGCCATATATAGATCAATTTAATTTAGAGAATAGATACGATAAATTGTTTGCTATGGATGTTAAAGATATGAGTAATTTTAAATATGATCTTGTAATACTTGGAGATGTCTTAGAACATATGTCAGAAGAATCAGCGGTTGATCTTTGGGACAGAATATCTAAACAGGCAAAAAATGCCATTATATCTATTCCTATTATACATTATCATCAAGACGCAATTAATGGAAATCCATATGAGGTTCATGTAGAAGAAGATTGGAATACTGAAAGGGTTTTAAAAACCTTTAAAGGAATTGTAGAGCATAAAGAATTTCCAGTGACAGGAGTATTCATAGCGAAATTTGATAATCGATGATCCCAAAGATTATCTGGCAAACTTACAAAGACCCATTTGATCAATTGCAGCCATATATGCTGGATGCAGTAAATACATGGAAGACATTGAATCCTGAATATGAATATAGATATATGGATGATAGTCAAGCTGCACAATTTATTTTAGAAGAGTATGGGCAAGAGTGGCATGATTTATTTGTCGGACTTCCAGTAGGAGTAATGCGTGGTGATTTGTGGAGATATATGATTATTTATAAATACGGCGGAGTATATACAGATTTAGATACAGAATGCCTTAACCCAATTAATACATGGTTAAATGAAGAATATGAAATGATTGTTTGTCCTGAAACTAACCTTCATTTTTGTCAATGGACATTTGCTGCATCTGCTGAACATCCGATATTAAAATCAGTTTTAGATGTAATTAAAGAAAAATTAATTAATCCAAAATATGGATCACCACATTTTGTTCATACACATACAGGACCAGCGGTATGGACTGATGGAATTATAAAGGCTTTAGATGTTAAAGTAGGTGATTTAATTAATGATTACTTATTGTTAAATTCCTCAAATAATGCTAAACTATATAAATTCTACTGTTATGGTGGAGAAAATTGGCGGATATTTCATTTTGTTGACGTTAAGCATATTTATGGTAGTCAAAAATGGCAAGATGGATATGTTCAATGGATTGAGGATCCACTAGTAAAAGGAACAAGATAAATTTATGAAGTCTTTAATAACTGGTGGCGCTGGCTTTATTGGATCACATATTGTAGATAAACTAATAGAACTGGGTCATGAGGTTATATGTATTGATAATGAAAGTGCTTTGTCTAATGAAAGTTTTTATTGGAATTCAAAATCTAATAATTATAAATATGATATATGCAATTACAATTTAATTGAACCATTGTTTAAGGATGTAGATTGCGTTTTTCATCTAGCCTCAGATGCTAGAATTCAACTTGCTATACAAAATCCAAGAAAATCAATACACACAAATGCGGTTGGAACTTTTAATGTCCTAGAGGCATCTAAAGTAAATAATGTAAAACGTGTAGTATATTCAAGCACATCTTCTTCATATGGCAATAAAAATATACTTCCCAACGAGGAATCCCAGAAGCCAGATCCTTTAACCATATACTCATCAGCTAAAGTATTTGGAGAAAACTTAATGAAAGTTTATTTTAACTTATATGGTTTAGAAACTGTATCATTAAGATATTTTAATGTATACGGGGAAAGGCATCCATTAAAAGGTCAATATGCCCCAGTAGTAGGGTTATTTTTAAAACAATTTAAAGAAGGTTTACCATTAACGATAGTAGGTGATGGAACTCAAAAAAGAGATTTTACCTATATTCAAGATGCAGTAGAGGCTAATATACTAGCAGCAATGTCTAATAATGATTCCATATATGGAGAGACATATAATATAGGAACTGGCAGGAATATATCAATTTTAGATATTGCCAAAAACATATCTGATAATGTACAATATATAGAGCCAAGACCAGGTGAAGCAAAAGAAACTTTAGCTGACAACAGTAAAGCAAAAAATGATTTTGGGTGGATACCTAAAATTAATTTATTAGATTGGATTAATAATGCTAAAGCCAGTATATAAAGATGTTAAAAATTTTCATTATGATGATTTATATTTACATGCCGTGTCAGCACCAGCTGGACACAAAATTTTAAATGCATGCCTAGAGGTTGCCCAAATGCTTATTGAAAAAAATATATCTTATGGAAATTCAGCATTAGATCCAATTAGAATATTTTCAACGGCGGACTCAACAGAGCAATTAAAGGTTCGTATTGATGATAAATTAAATAGGGTAAAGAATAATAAAGGATTTGCTGGAGATAATGATATAGATGATTTAATAGGTTATCTAATATTATATAAAATAGCCAAATCTAATTGACTTTTTAGTCAACTAGAATTATAATACACATATATGGAAATTGAATTATCAGATCATTTTGATCGCATGAATAAAGTTGTTGCCGAACTTTTAAAGGGCAATAATCCGACCCAGATTGCCTCTCTGACGGGCTATAAGCGGTCAGACGTAGTAGAACTTATAGACGAGTGGAAAACTGTCGTATACAACGATACAAGCTCTAAGGAACGGGCTAAAGAGGCTATCTCAGGAGCTGATCAACATTACTCTATGTTAATTAAAGAGGCATGGAAAACAGTAGAAGATGCAGATCAGGCAGGTCAATTAAATGTTAAGGCTAACGCTCTTAAATTGATTTCAGATATTGAAACAAAAAGAATTACTATGCTTAAAGAAGTTGGTTTATTAGATAATGCCGAAATGGCAGCACAAATTGCAGAAACAGAGCACAAGCAAGACATTCTGGTTAAAATATTAAAAGAGGTTACAGCCTCTTGTCCAAAATGTAAAATGGATGTAGCAAGAAGGCTATCACAAATTACAGGAATTGTAGAACCAGTTGTAATAAATTCTGAAGAGGTAGTCTAATGTTTGATAAAACCAATTTTGAAAAACTTGGAGAAGACATATACGTATATCATAATTTTGTAACAGAAGAAGAATGTAATTTTATTTTAGATATTGCCAAGTCTTTTACAGAAGAAGAGTGGAACGGAAGATTCAATACCCCAGGAGAAGGTCACAAGATAGCTAATAAATCTATAGAATATCTAGTTCCAATAAAAAAAAGATTATCTGATAAATTAGAAAAAGAAATATATTTAGGAGAAAACCTTAGTATTATAAAAATGACAAAAGGTGATACCTGGCCATTGCATTCAGATAATAATGACTTTTTAGATTTAAGAAATGCAAGCAAATTGTATGTTGAGGGGCAAGAATACAAACTAGAAAAAAATAATATATGGGGACTTATAATGTACTTTAATGATTTTGATGGTGGCTGTTTATTTTATCCAAATCAGGGCTTGGAGTATCAGCCTAAAAAGGGAGATTTAGTAATACATAGTTCAGAAGAACATTGTCTTCATGGAGTAAGTGAATTAAAGAGTGATGTTAGATATTCACATTCAAATAATTTATTTAACTATATAAAAGTACCAAAGGAATATAATGTCATTTAATTTTTCCGATATAATAGATATTTTAGACAACGAAGAGTTTGAAGAAAGACCAGTAGACCTACAAACTTTTGTTACTAGCCCTAATTACTTAGCTTTACCACCACTTTCAAATTATCAATATACACTAATTGAAAAGTCATCTCAAATATATAAAGAGTCTACATTAATTAAATTATTTGGAGAAGAGGAAGGCTCTAGAATATTTAAACAAACCGCCAACGAAGTAATTGCTCAACTTGGTAAAGGTTCTGGTAAAGACTACTGCTCAACAATTGCAACAGCTTATATTGTGTATTTATTGTTATGCTTAAAAGACCCAGCATCATATTACGGTAAGCCACCAGGAGATGCAATTGATATTTTAAATATTGCTATTAACGCACAACAGGCAAACAATGTTTTTTTTAAAGGTTTTAAAACACGTATTGAAAAATCACCATGGTTTACTGGAAAATACACAGACAAAGCTTCTGAAATGAAATTTGATAAATCTATTACAGTTCATTCTGGTCACTCTGAGCGTGAAGCTTGGGAAGGGTATAACGTTATTGTTGTTATCCTTGATGAGATTTCAGGTTTTGCTACAGAGAATACAACTGGACATGATCAAGCTAAAACTGCAGATGCTATATACGAAATGTACAGAGCATCAGTAGACTCACGTTTCCCAGATTTTGGCAAAGTAATATTACTTTCTTTTCCAAGATTTAAAAATGATCCTATACAAAAATTTTATGAATCTGTTATTGCTGAAAAAGAAACTATAGTAAGAAGCCATAATTTTAAAATGGATCTTGATCTCCCAGACGGAACTGAAGGTAATGAGTTTGTAGTTGAATGGGAAGAAGACCATATTCTTTCTTATTCTATTCCAAAAGTATATGCATTAAAACGTCCAACCTGGGAAATTAATCCAACTAGAAGCATTGATGATTTTAAAGTAGCATTTTATAAAAACTCTATGGATGCATTAGGAAGGTTTGCTTGCATGCCGTCAGACGCAGTAGATGCATTTTTTAAATCAAGAGAAAAAATAGAAACAGCATTTAATAACACAGCAGTTGCTATTGATCAATTTGGAAGATTTGAAAATTGGTTCGCACCAGACCCAGATAAAGAATATTTTATACACGTAGACCTTGCACAAAAGCATGACCATTGTGCAGTTTCTTTAGCACATGTTCAAAAATGGGTTAATGTAAAAGTAAGTGATACTTATACCCAGCCAGCACCAATAGTAGAAGTAGATGCAGTAAGATTTTGGACTCCAACACCAGATAAGTCTGTAGACTTTACAGAAGTAAAAGATTACATATTGTCTTTAAGAACAAAAGGATTTAAAATAAGACTATGTACTTTTGACAGATGGAATTCTCACGATATGATGCAACAACTAAAACAATACGGCATCAATACAGAAATTCTATCTGTCGCTAAAAAACACTACGACGATATGGCGATGATAGTTTTAGAAGAAAGACTAAAAGGGCCACACATTCCTTTACTTATAGATGAATTATTGCAATTAAAAATTATGAGAGATAAGGTAGACCACCCAAGAAAAGGATCAAAAGACTTGGCAGATGCTGTCTGTGGATCAATATTTAATGCAATACGTGGAACTAGATTTGATTCAAATGAAGAAATTAACATACATACATACGAATCAATGTCTTATGATAATGATTTTAGTAAAAATAACCCAGACGTATCTTCAGTAAATATGATAAGGGCGCCAAGAATGCCAAGTGAACTTAAAGACGCAATGGATAGGATGATGGTAATATGAGTATATATCAAGAAAAAGCTAAAGAGTGTAAATGTTGTGGAAAGCATGTTCCTCTGCCAACAGTTTTAAAAGAGTATAATGGTCTTATGGTTTGTCCAACAACATTTTCAAATATAATAGAATATACAAGAATATGGAATGCAATTGGATCAAGACCACCTGGAAATGTTAGAAAGCATTTTTCTGAATATGTCCAGCAAATTGTAGAATCAAATATTTCTGGGAGCAAAAATGTTATCTAAATTTATTGAAAATGGATATAGTGCTAGATATGTAATAGATGAAGTAATATTAGTAGATGATTTTTTAAAAAAAGAAGAAATAGAAACTTTGCTTAAAGTTGCTGAATCTACTGATGATGATGGGTGGAGAGTAGAGTATTTAGCAAATTTAAAAAGATTTTGTTTAACAAAATTTGGTAGAGATGATGTAGATAATTTAGTTAAAGAGGGTAAATTTGAAGTAACAGATAATTGGGCAGATAAAATAATAAGTACAAACTCTTTAGATGAAAGACATGTAATTACTCAAAGACTTAAAGATGTTTTAAAAGATCTTCCAGAGCTAGATATCCCAGGATTTGGAAGTATTCAAAGACAATATGATGGGGTTCCATTAAAAGAACATACAGATGTACACACAGATCCATCAATACAATATGCATCTATTATTTATTTAAATGATAACTATAATGGTGGAGAATTTTATTTTGTGCACAAAGAATTTCAAATAAAGCCAAAACCTGGTTCACTTTTAATATTTCCTGGAACAGAAGAATTTAGGCATGGAGTAAAAGCACCAGAGGCTGGTCCAATGAGATATGTTTTGCCTGGATTTATTCATACAAAAGATTTTTATAAGCATAATAAATTTTAAGCTATTGACCTACTCAGATATAATATATATAATATATTAATTATGAGCAACAGTAGCTTAGTTGGTTAAAGCCCCGAACTCATAATTCGGTAATCGTAGGTTCAAGTCCTACCTGTTGCACAAGGAGATGTTATGGAAGAGCCAGAAGATAATGATCTGTTTGATTATTATATGGAGATTGGCGCCATAGAGTTGTCAGGTATAGATGAACTTGGTGAAATAGTTTTTAAAGTTACAGATAAGGCCAAGGAGATAGCACCAGAATTATGGAAGGCGCATGCAGATTACGTAGACGATACATTATTAGAGCTATATAGCAAAGACTTAATATCTGTAGAATATGATGAAAATTTACAGGCAACAATTAGCTTAACGGAAGAGGCTCAAAGAATTATTGAAGACAAAGGAATTATGCCACTTGATTAATATGGTACAATATATATAGGTCGCCAAACGGGACCTAATTTAACTTATTCGCTTGAAGGAGGAATAAAATGGTAACACATTTCGCACTGGATCTTTTTAAAGATCCATTTTTTATTGGTTGGGATCGCCACTTCAAAGATCTCGAAAAATTAATGAATACATCAACTAATTATCCACCGTACAACTTAAAGCAAGTTGGCGAAGATTCTTATGTGATTGAAATAGCACTTGCTGGATTCAATAGAGAAGACATTGTTGTAAAACAAGAAAAAAATGTTTTAAATATTACGGGAGAAAGTAAATCCGATAATACTATTGGATATATTCATAAAGGTATTGGAGGACGTAATTTTACAAGAACATTTTCTCTTGCAGAATATGTTGAAGTAGATAACGCCACAATGCTTAATGGTCTTCTTATTGTATGGCTAACAAAGAGGGTCCCAGAAGAAGCAAAGCCAAAAATATTTGAAATTACTGATGGTGACGAACTATCAGAAATTTCTGGTCTTGAACAAGATGAATTGCTTAAGCAAGCCGAAAAGCAAGGTCTTCTAAAACCTAAAAAGAAAAAATAGTATAATAGAAATCTGCATCCCTTCATCGGGAAGTCGCAGGTATGTCGGGGGAGACAGCGACAATAAATAACTGGATGCACCTGAGCATGTGTAGAAACTGCTCTCTAACATTAAGGAAATATGTTTAACTTTCATTGGCTTGCTAGAGAAAACTACTCTATAGAAAATTTAATTGAATTATCTAATGAACTAGAGGCAGTAGGGTACTATTCTGTTTTATTAACATATCATTCAAATACACCAGATTCTTTTATCAAAATCCCACATATAATTAATAAAAATCATAAAATTAAATATATGATTGCAATAAGACCACACTCAATAAGTCCAGAATATTTAAAAATGCAATGTGATGGGTTTAAAGAAATTCAAGATGACAGATTAATTATAAATTTTGTTGCTGGCAATCTGCTAGAAGACGAAAGCACGCCAGTTCCAACAGTAGACAGAATTTTAGAAAAAATGGATCTAGACTCCAGAAGAGATCATCTTAATAAATTTTTAGAAATATTTAAAGGTTTGCCAGGGGACAAGCCAGAAATAGCTATAAGTGGATCTTCTGAAAAAATACTAGTATCTGCAGAAGAATATGCGGATGCTTTAATAGTTGAATTATTTCCATATATAAATAAATATATATCTAGCAAAAATATCAATAAAAAAATAGTAAAAGTTACCTTGTGCATAAGAGAAACTAAAGAAGAAATTGATGAAATTTTTAAAAATAAAACAATTCAGGGTCTAGATTTCGAATATTCTGGAACTAAGGATGAAGTTATGGGCAAAATACTAAAACTACATGATATTGGAATAAGAGATATAATGGTATCTGCAGGATTTGGAGATTTACAAAAACATAGAATACATGATTTAGTAAAAACAATAAAGGAGATAAAGTAATGTTTGAATATTATGTAAAAAAAGTAAGTAAAGTTGTTGACGGAGACACTATCGATGTAGACATTGATCTTGGCTTTGATATTTCATTTAGCTCAAGAGTAAGGTTAGCAGGAATTGACACTCCTGAAAGTCGTACTACAGACAAAGTAGAAAAAACGTTAGGTCTTGAATCTAAAGAATATTTAAAAAAAGCAATTGATGCGTCTAAAACTGTTGTAATTAAAACAGAAAAAATGGATTCGTCAGAAAAATACGGACGCATTCTTGGATGGGTATTTTTAGATGGATCAGAAGTTTCAATAAATCAAAAAATGATTAACGAAGGATATGCTTGGGGATACATGGGGGAGACTAAAGTAAAAGATTTTAATGCTTTAGCAAAACAAAGAGCAAAGAAGAAGTAAATGCCAATATATGAATACTCATGTGTAACATGTGACAAATCATTAGAAGTTACTCGTAAGTTTGATGAAACAGAAGTTGTGCCACCTTGTCCTTCTTGCGGATACGGAATGGCAAGATCATATGGAACAGTTGGCGTACAATTTAAAGGAACTGGTTTTTACAAAACAGATAATCCTAAGTAACTAAGACTATTTAAACAAACAAACATGATATAATCTTCATGTAACAAAAATTTTGTTACATTGGAGAACCAATTGAGTAGAAAGTTAAAATACTTTTTAGCTAGCCTTTTTGTTACAGGTTGGCTATTTTTTATTGGCCCAAGTTATGCGTGGGCTACAGATAATGGCGGACAAGAACAAGTTGTTGTAAGTCCCGCACAACAAGCAGTAG